TCTGCAAAACCATATTCACCTTCGTTTGATTTTGTATTTGTATTCCCAACAGGGTCAGGAGCTTGTTGATATCCTCCTTCATTCCCCCACTTATTCAACGGGTATAACTTATTAGCAAACGATGGTTCGTCTATTAATTGGTCAGGACTATCTTGAACTGATGTATCTGATTGTATGTATTCTGTATTAAATGGAGGCGTAGGTCTATTGGGAGCCTTAGTATAAGGGGTCAAGTTTCTCGTAATGAGTTTCTTTCTAAACGCTTCTGAATTAACTAAATCTAATGGACTACCCATTCAATACTTTTATTATAAATAGGTTAATAGGTATTTTTCTGATGATGAATTACTTTGTCTTTTGGAGTTGTTTGTTTTTTTCTTCAACATATTTGTAAATCGTTTCTTTGAATTTTTCACTATTCATGAACTGTTCTAAATATTGTGTACTTACTCCTGGAGGCGCATCAACTTTAAATGTAACGGTACCTGTATAATCAACACTTTTAGTTACCGTGGATGTTAATGTTTGATTTTGGTTTGCGGTTTTTGTTAACGAATCTGTTCCTTCTAAGAATAATGATTTAGATGGTGACGCTTTAACCGTTGTTCCACCTTTCTGAGCGGCTACTGCCTTACCCACAGATGTCTTATCAATGTATGATTCAAGACCTCTTAACGCACTATCAGCCATGTTACCCAATTCGGAATCCCCAACTTTCATGTTTTTACCCTTGATGTCAGAATAAATTTTTTGACTTAATCCTTCAACAACTTTGGCAACAGATTTACTTTGTTCTCCAAATTTACCACCCAAGTCTTTCATAATGTCACCCATTGATTTGCCACCAGTTTTCGTCATTTCTTTTACCGCATCCCTAATTGCGTCAGCCGCAGTATCAAATTGTTTACTGAATATTTCGGTTTTAGCAACTTCTTTTGATATTGAACCTGTCGGAGTTGTTACAATCTTTCTGAACGCCTCCATATTGTCTTTAACAAAAGATGTTGATACTGCACCTCTTACAACCGCTTCTTTAATTGATGCCACATCGTTAGCAACTATATCACCCGTCTTCATAGAAGCTCTTGCAATTTCTTCCATTGACTGAGGTTGTTCTTTTTGAGCTTTGATTAATTTATCAAATTCTGTTTGTGTTACTTCGCTAAGTTTTTTTGTTGAGTCTCTTCCTTGGTCATCTCTAATTTTAACAACATAGTTTCCTGACGCATCCATTTCAGACAGATTAGTTAAAAACTGTTTGTCTGATTCGTCCTTGAAGTTTAAACTTGGGCTTATTTGTGATAGTCTCTTGTCTAGTTCCGCAGCTGCTAATCCTGATTTAGATAAGTTATCATAACTCATACCAGTTTCTTTAGCTAACTGTCTAAGAGTCAACATTCCTTGAGGATTAATCTTGAATGATTTTGTTTTTTCGTCGAAGTATGTAAATTGTTTACTTGCTTTAACTAAACTTTCTTGTAATGCTCCTGGGTCGTTAATGGACGCATTCATCAATGCGAATGGGTCTGCAAGTGTACCAACTGAAACACCTAACCTTTGGAATGATGAAGCCAATTCAACAGCTCTTTCGGGATTCATCGCATCTTCAGCCAAATTAAACGCTTCACTCATATCAAACCTGAACTGTGAAGCCCTTGCTGCCATCTTTGTTAATCCTTGAACACCTCCTTCAAAATTAAACTTATTTAGTTTTGATGTGTTATCAACAACTTGACCCATCACCTCTCGGGCGTTCAATCCTAAGTCTCTAACAGTTAATACCGATTCTTCTAACTGTCCTCCAACAACACCAAATTGAATACCGGCATCTGTAAATGAACTAACAATATTACTAACTTCTCCACCAATAACTTGGGTGGTTGCATACAATTTTTCAACACTTTCCGCCGACGCTAAGGTGTTTTTACCTGTCGCTGTGGCAATGTCTTTCATTACCTTTAATGTACCTTCAAAGTCTGCACCAAGTCTTTTTAATCTCGGCGCCGCCTCGTTCACAGCGGTCATCATCTCACCAACTCTCGCTCTTGATAAAGTAAACCCACCAACTAATTCGTTAGCAGCTTTCTTCATTTCCGAGGCAGCATCAATAAACTCATCGATACCGAAAGAAACCGCTTCACCTAGTTTTTTACCAAATTCACTTGGTTTTTCTTTGTCATCAGCCATTAAATGTTTTTCTTATAAATAGAAGAAGGACTATTTTTTTAGTCCCTCTTGTTAGTTTCAACCCATTTATCTAAAAGATATTTTCTCATAAAAATGGGCATTCTTTCAAAATCTTGATATGTTATATTTAATAATGTATTCAAATAAAAGAATTCATCTAGTTGTCCTTTTCTATAATCAGAAGAAAGGACGAAAAAATTCCACCCCAAAACCGACGTTAACTGTCAGTCTATCTCCTGATGGGGTTGTTACTACTCGGTTCATGTTTAATCTTGGTTCATTTTCATCCATAAAACTTCTTATGAATTTAGAATCCATAATCGGCATTTGTTCGATAAATTTAGCTATCTCACCTTTATCTTGATTTCCGTCAACTTCAACAATTTGTTTTTGTAATCTCCAAGTAACTCTTGGTGCAACTCTTCCAACAGGATATTGAGCAGTCATTTTATTTATCTCAATAATTTCACCGTAAGTCATTGGTTTTAATTTAATAGTAGCACCTGACTTTGGTAACAATGTTGTAAATGTTCCGTCATCTGAAGGAATCTGTCCTTGGTTTATAGTTAACTCATCTAATACAACCGTCGCTTCAAATTGTTTTCTAGTTGTGGGGTCTGTAACATTAACATTTAATTCAGGTCCAAATGCCGTGTTTCTTAAAAAGACAAGAATTGCCTCTACATCCCCTTCCAACAAATCTTCAACCCTAATGTCAGGTTCATAAAGTTTTGTTCTGATTAGATTAACAGATATATCATCTCCACCCGCCATCAGGATATTTTCATCTGTGGCGGTTAAATAACCTACCTTAACAGATTTCTTTTTGTTTTTATAAAATGTACCTTGAGATGGTAGAGGCACTACGTCATGAGGTAATGTGAAATTCTGTTGTGCGTAATTTGATGTTTGATTTTCCATATAAAAAAAATAACCGTAAAGTTTATGTCTTTACGGTTAAATATAGTTTGTATTGATTTTTTATAAATAGTATTAGTACACTAACACACAACGGTCAGGACGAAGACTAGCCGTAATATCAGCTAACGCGTCTGTTGAATATCCTAAAGAACCGAAGTCCACACTTGTTAAGAAGGTTCCATAAAGAATCCACTTTTCAACAACAACACCTGTCGGGTCTAACATCTCCAAGTCAATATCTTTCTTATAACCCGCAGCATATCCCATACGACCTGTTACTGATTCAGCGTGTAAACGAACCCACTCCATAAGAGCTAGAGCCGCTGACGGTCCAATTGGGTCTCTAAACTTAACTGTCATTTCGTCCCAGTTGAATCTACCTGCAACATATGTTGATGTATTTAAAAATTGTATTTCTGTTGAAGCAATTTTGATAGATGGTCTTTTCGTACTTTCCACGAACCACTCATTAATCCCCAAACTTGAAGGAAACCTCAAGATGAATCGGTTCTGACGTTTCGGTTCGTAAGGAATCGGCATTTTCATTAGTAAATCAGCCATGTTATTATAATTTTGTTTTTTTTATTTTATATCTTATAAATATAGTCTTATCAAAAATATTTCTATTTACTTTGTGGTTAGAAATTAATATTCATTATTTATATTCCTTCTTAATTCCTCCAGCAGTAGAATAAGTTTTTACTATATTATCTGGTTTATCTTTAAAATGTTTACTTATCTTTTCTACATTCTTTAAATCATCATCTGAAAAACCTATTTTAGGTTGTTCTGGTATGAATTTATTAGCAATATCTCTTTTTAGGAATGCCTTTTTATTAAGTAACGCAGCTAATCCTTTTACATAGTCCACAAATTCGTCCATAGCCATTACCTTTAATTCTTCAGGACTTGCAGCACTTCCATCATTTCCAAACGATACGGGGTGATATCTGTTAAGTTCTAAATAAGACCTTATTAAATCATCATCAGACATGTCATCTTCATCAGAAAATGTTCTATATTTTTTAAGATTCTTAACTAGTTGGTCTTTATCAATACCACCAAATCCGTTGATGATATAATTGTAAACTGCTTCTTTTAATGTGTTTGGGTTGTGACCTCTCGCAGTGATTATTGAAAAAACCGAACCGTTATTAATCGCCTCTTTAAAGTCGTTAAACGCGGGACCTTTTTTAGCGGTCATTGCATCTATTAAAAAGTCT